TGAAATGCCAGATGGTTCTAAGGTGTTTGGTAAAGCAATTTTAAGTGACCCTGAAAAGTATTTTACACCAGAAATTCTTGATAAGTTAAATGATCATGCTAAGACGGTGTTTTTATATGGTGGATTTGATGAGCAAAAATGAAAGAAATAGCTGGCAACAGACTAGTATGGAGACACATACAGAGAGAGAACCAGAAGATGATTCTCGATCCATTAGGTTATGATGCCATAAAAGATATAGATGAAATGCACAATAGGAATCGGCGTAGTACGGATGATCCCTATCTTAAAGCCACTAGTGATAAAATTTCTCACCGTTTTCCAAAAATTGATGATGCAGAAAGAAGATAATATGACAGAAGAAGAGAAGAATAAATTTTTAATGCACCCCAAAAGGTTTGAAGCTTTAGAAAAAAGGGTAGAAACCTTAGAAAAAAAACATCAAGACCTAATTGATAATTTACGAATTTTCATGGTAAACGATGAGAAAGAACAAAATAATGAATAAATCATATAAAGAATGTTCTAATCCAAATGATCCAGAAGATAAATCTTTGTGTATAATAGTACAGGATGATTCACCATTTGATGGGGCGGTAATTAGATATACAACATTTAAATTAGTAGAACAGGAATTGACGGGAGATGATATAGCTTGTCAATATGAATATGAAATTGAAGTGCCACCACATGATATAGGAATGGAAATTTCTGAAGAAGACGGAAAAGCATTTGAGCAACGATTAGGCGAATGGGTAATAGAAATTATACAATCACAAATGGATAAACATGCAGCAGCGGATAGAGACAATAATACTAAGAAATCTACTACATAATGAAGAATATACGAGAAAGGTTTTACCATTTCTCGATAAAGAATATTTTGTAGAACATGCAGATAAATTGTTGTATGGACAAATAGATACTTTTGTTAATAAGTACAATAATTTACCTACTAAAGAGGCATTAGTTATTGAATTAGATAGTACATCATTAAGAAATGAAGAATTTGATGAGGTAACGGATTTATTAACTTATGTAGAGGAGCAGGACAATGAACAACCGGATATTCAATGGTTATTGGAAACAACAGAAAAATTCTGTCAAGACAAGGCAATATACAATGCCGTTGTTAAGTCAATTAAAATATTGGATGAGCCCGAAAAATCTGAGTCTGGCAAAGGTGCTATTCCTGAGTTGCTTACCGATGCTCTTTCTGTTAATTTTGATCCTCATGTCGGCCATGATTACCTTTTGGATTCTGATGATCGTTATGCATTCTATCATAGAGTGGAAAAGAAAATCCCCTTTGATCTTGACTTCTTCAATAAAATAACACAAGGCGGTCTATCTTCTAAAACTTTAAACATTGCTCTTGCGGGAACAGGTGTCGGTAAATCTCTGTTTATGTGTCATGTTAGTTCTAGTGCTTTATCACAGGGAAATAATGTTTTGTACATTACATTAGAAATGTCAGAAGAACGAATCGCAGAAAGAATAGATGCAAATTTGTTGAATATTCGATTAGATGATTTGGTAAGTTTACCTAAACAGATGTATGAAAAGAAAATGGAAGACCTTAAGAGTACGGTTAAAGGTAGATTAATTATTAAGGAATATCCTACAGCTGCAGCAAGTACAAATCATTTTAGAGCATTATTGAATGAACTAAATCTCAAGAGAAATTTTAAACCAGATATCATTTTTGTTGATTATATTAATATATGTTCTTCTTCAAGAATTAGACCAGGACAATATGTAAATTCTTACAGTTATATTAAATCAATAGCAGAAGAACTTAGAGGATTGGCAGTAGAATTTGATGTTCCTATTATGTCTGCTACTCAAACGAATAGGGCAGGGTTTCAAAATACAGATGTTGGTCTTGAAGATACTAGTGAAAGTTTTGGACTTCCAGCAACTGCAGATTTTATGTTTGCTCTTATTACTAACGAAAACTTAGAAGCAGCAGGACAAATGTTAATCAAACAATTAAAAAATCGGTATAGTGATATTACCTCAAATAAGAAATTTTTAGTTGGAGTTGATAGAGCAAAAATGAGACTCATTGACTTAGGAGATGCTTCACAGTCAGATTTAGTTGATACTGGTAAAGAAGAAATAGAAAATGTGCCAGTATTTGATACACCTTCAAAGAAAACGAAAAAGGATTTCGGGGAGTTTAAGTTTGAATAAAAAAGTTTTAATTATTTCTCATATTTCAGGTACTGGTGGTAATTTTTTAGATTATTTTTTAATGAATCATAAGGAGGTTTTTTATAAAGGATATCTTACTGTAGATCGTAATAATGAATATTGGGGTATTCTTGCTAATGATGAAAGTAACTATCGAAATCGATGGGAACTGTGTACAACCAAATCACAAACAGATTTTATTAATACGTTAGCCACTACAACTGAAGATACTATACACGGAGAAAGAACATACAAAACGGGCCGTTGCAAATATATAACTACGACTATACATTTAACAGAAAATAGATGTATATACAATGATGCTGTACTTCTTGGAATATACATTGATGATGATGTGATACCTTATATTAAATCATTACTTGAGTTAAAATTTACTGGTAGAAAACATAGAGAAGATATTAAGCAGGAACCTCCAACAGCCAGTAAGTGGATAGAAGATATTCTAAGAGATGGATTTAATGAGTACTATCTCAAATGCATTGATTCAGAAATTGCACCAACTCATCTTATTAACTATAAGTCATTTTTTATTGATCAAGAAGAAGCTGAATATATTAAGTTATGTAATTTTTTAAGTATAGTTCCTGATATTGAAATGTATATGAAGGCAATTGATTATTATATGTATATGAATAATAAACTATTAAAGGATTTCGAGGAGTTTAAATTTGAATGATAGCGATAACGTAATAAACCTGACAGAATATAAAGCAGAAAGAATAAAAAAAAGAGAAGAAGAAGAACAGAGTCGATCTGTTCCTACCCTCATGGCGTTCTTGCCAAATGAGTATTACATTTTCCCTGAAATGGGGTTAATGATCCATGTCCTATTTCTTACGGACAAAAGCATACATTATGACAATCAAGCAGTTTATGTGATGGAAGACCAGTATGGCAATATATTTGCTGATGTGGTTGAAGAAGAAACTTGCGATGGATGGCACGAACTTCACAAAGATGTATTTATGGAAGCCGTAGGAAAAGTTGTACCAACTGATCCTGATGCATCTTAAAGGTGTGTGGTATTATAAATATATCAGTCACCAAACAAGGAGAAATAGATGTTAACATTTTGTGAACTAACTGAAGCAAGGATAACTCTGCCAAAATACGCGCCGGGTTCTGAATTTACCTTAAATGATAGAGATGTAAATAGTGTTCATAAAGCATTATTTTCTCTTAATTATAAACCAGGAGCTGTATTTAAAAAAACTGAAGCTGAACCTACAAAGGAGGTTGGAGAAGGTCCTTTGTCCGTTACCTTAGAAGATGAAAAGAAAAAAATCATTAAAGTTTCAGGAAGTAAATCTTCATTACATAATGCTTTTAATGTTGGATCGCTAAAGGGTGGCGGAGCAATGAAAGCGGCAGATTGGGAAGAAGTTATTACAATTGCTCATAATAGAGACAAGAAGGGTATAGATAGCGATGCAGCCGCCACATTGGGAGATATATCTTTACCAATTAAAGATAGAGTATTAGCAAATATAAACAATGGTAATGGAAAAAGTATTATTGATGCTGTAAATTTACCATCAAAACCAATGATACATTATGGTAGAGGAAAAGGATCACCCTCAAAATTATGGTCAGATACCTTTAAAGATTTGAACATAAAAATGAATCCTAAAAGTATGACTCCAAAAACAGATATGTATATTGGTGATATGAGAATTTCTTTAAAACAAACTGGTGGATCTCAATTAATGAGTGGATATGCAGGAGATACGGCCGGTGTTATAACTGCCGCATATAATAAAGCCATAAAAAATAATAAAATTGAAAACTCAGGATTAAAAAAGGCTTTTGAATTTATGTATAAAGATGTAAAAGATAATTTTTCGAAATCACAAGATGTTGGTGCCGGTTCTAGAGAAATTACAAAAAAAGCAAAAACAGGAGCAACATTAAATGCATTAGAACAAGCCGTAATGGAAACGGTTCAAAAGGGTTCACAAGTACAAAATCATTTTAGATGGATATTTTCTGAACATCCAGATGTAAAATATTATGCTATAGAAGAAGCCATGACAGGAAATATGAAATTTTCTGATGACAAGTCTATATCAAATTACTTAATGGTATTTAATCCTAGTGGTACCGGATCTCATATTGATAAAATTGATAAGTCAATAATTAAGGGTTATGTTTCTAAAACAACTTTTTCTGTTGGAATTAAATCTGCAGGAAGTAGAGGAGCACTTTCATTGAGAGGTATTGTTAAAGATGAATATGAACCAACATATGCAATGAAACGAATTATTTCAGAAGCATGGGATGAAATAGGAGAAGATAGAATATATTTATCTGAAGGATTATGGAAAAACATAAAAGATAAAGCATCTACAGCTGTTGATTGGGCAAAAGATAAAGGCTTAAAAGTATTAAAAATGCTTTGGGATAAAATTGTTAATAAAATCATTACACTCTTACAGGAAGGTTATGCGTGGATTCAAAGAATTTTTGGATGGCGGCCGGTTGTAAGATTAACATCTAATCCTCGTTATGTCTAATGTTTGCATTTAATTCTTTCCTAACAGAACAAAAGAACCTTCACATGGAGCACCTTGAAGATGAGGTGTTGAATCATGGGGTAGAAGGAACAAGGGGAGCAATAAACTTCCTTCAAGGTTTACGTGATATGTTAGCGGGCAATGCTTCATCCTCTGTGGATGTTACAGTAAAGTGGGATGGGGCCCCCGCAATATTTGCGGGTATTAATCCAGAAAATGATCAATTTTTCGTAGGAACAAAGGGAGTATTTGCCAAAAACGCGAAGATAAATTATACTGAAAAGGATATAAATTCAAACCATTCTGGTGGATTAGCATCAAAACTTAAAGTTGCTCTTAATGAATTACCCAAGGCAAATATAAAAGGTGTTTTACAGGGTGATATGATGTACACGGACGATGATTTAAAAACTGAAACTATTGATGGTGAATCTTATATAACTTTTCAACCAAATACAATTGTTTATGCTATACCTAAAAAATCTAAATTGGCAGCCAAAATAAAGTCCTCTACAATCCC